AATAAGTACTGGCGTTGGAAGGGCTACCACACTGGACGCGACTATGGCGTAAAGTCTGGCTCTACTGTTAGAGCGTTTAAAGAAGGTGTAGTTAAGTACTCGGGACCAGGTCAAGGATTAAGTGGCGCTGGCGAACCTTACGGTAATATTGTAGTTGTAGACCATGGTGGTTACCAGAGTATGTATGCCCACTTAACGCGTGGAACAGTAAAAGCTGGGCAGCATGTTAAAGCTGGTCAACAGATTGCTCTATCCGGGCAATCAGGTAGTGGCGCTGCTGCTGGTCCACACTTACACTTTGAAATACGCAAGGGTGGGTTCCCTAATTCGCATGAAACAGATCCTAGACCATACCTAGGCGGGGTAAAAGGTAATGGTGGTTTAAGAGACTTTGGACAGAGCTTAACAAATAGTGTAGGAAATGCAGTTAAATCTGTGTGGCACCTAGCTTGGGGAGCACTCAAGGGTAACCAGGGACCAAATACTATGGCTCCAGGTAGTCGTGCTCCTTCAACAAGTCTATGGGATACAATTACTGGTGGAATTACTACTAATGTTTCCGGTGATGACCACAGCTATATGGGTGCTTTTGGTGGAGATAAGGGCATACCTGCAGGTATATCTAGTATAAGTTCTGGTCAGGGCGTAGTTATAAATATGAATGTAACCGTTAATGGTACAAGCCATGGAGATGCTCGTAGATTTGCAAATGATGTTAAGAACATACTTGCATCAGAATTAAGAACAGCTAAAATAGGGTCTTACTAAGGAGTAAAAATGGGTGACAATCAAGACAAACAGGTACTTAAAATTAGCACAGAGTACCAAAAAATTATGGGCCTTGCCTATCTTGAAAAAGATGGAAATGTTGGAATTGTAGACAGAACTATTGGCGGTACTGATCCAGCCAATGCTGCAAAGAGACCTATAGTTTTTATTGCTATTGGTCATCCTGAGCAGATCCCTAAAAGTACTCCTCCGGGAGCTGTTATTTATGAAGTTAAGCCTGGACCTGACGGACACGTAGATACCTCTGGTCATTATGTTACCTATGCTTGGTACTACAAAGAAAAGTACCCTAAAGCAAAGAAAAAGAAAAAGAAAAAAGAGCCGCCACAACCAGATACGCTTCAAGACGTATTTGCGGGTAGAAAAGGTAAGTTTAATCCTCCTCCCCACAACGTTACTCGCGCTATTTCTCCCACTGCTTTTGCTAATTACAATTTAAGCGCAACTGCTGATGTAACAAACGTTACAAACGCAATGAAAGCTAGAAGAAAAGGCTACATAACTGAAGATATTGAGACTGCTCTAGATGCGGATGGTAATCCAAAAACTAAAGCGTCTCAACTTTGGGGCTTTGAGTTTATGTATAATCCTGAAAAGTTTGGACATTCTATTAGTAATGCAAGTTTTGAACTTGGAAATGCTGAAGATACCGCTGTCAATCTAGCTGGTGCTCAGCAACTTAGTCTTAACCTAGTAATTAATCGAATGGTAGACATGCCATCATTAAAAACATATTGGCTAGAAAACATAGAAAAAGTAGTGCCATTTACGGGTCAAGCTCCTGATTATCCGCGACCACTTCTGGTAGAGGACATTGAAGGCCTTATTAAGCGTGGTACAGAATACGATTTAGAATTCTTATACAGAGTTTTGAATGGTGATCCGCAGCTTGGCCCTACTGCGACTATTCCTACATCTGATTTTGGCTACGCTACTCAAGTTCCTGTTTGGCTTACTATTCATGAAAACTTTAGGTACAAGGTTTCAATAACAGGCATAACTGTTAACCACATTATGTTTACAGAAGACATGGTGCCCGTGGTTACTGATGTAAATATAAACATGATTCGTATCCCAATGCCTGTATACACTACTGATGATGTAAGCAGCAGTGACTTCTTGTATGATCGCCTTACAACTAAGGATGGTTCAGGTGAAATTATTTCTAGAGCACCTACTTATGGTGTACCTGCTGATACAAGTACTGGTGATCGGAGCTAATCACAATTATGATTGATAACACATCTAGATACGCTGATGGTCTATATGGCCAAACCGCGAGTAAAACCCCTAATGCTTATGACATATTTGTACTTAGAGGATTTAATACAGAAGGAAACTGGAAGTATGTAAATTATTTATTTACCTCTAGTGATCGTATTGATGTTTTAGCCGACGTGTTCTTAGGGTCTTCAAAGCGTTGGCATGAGATCATGGATATAAATCCTGAAATTCCAGACCCTTTTAATATCAAACCTGGAACTCTTGTTAGGATACCTAGATAATGTATACCCCAATTGAGCGGAATCTTTATTGGGGAGTTGAGTTTCCAAAAACCCCTAGGTTTAAGAAAACTATAGCCCAAGCAACCCTTACTCAGAGTGAAGCTTCTCATGACATTTTAATCCTTATTTTTAAAGGAGTTTTTGATAAAAATAGGGATGCAATTATACAAAAAGGTGACCCAGTAAAATTTACATGGGGAACAGGGGCTCATAGAGAAGTATTTGTTGGTTTTATAGAGCTAATTGAAAAAAACTCTACCATAGATAGAAATAGTATTAAAGTAGTTTGTATAAATAACTCTTCAGTTCTTCGCGTACCTAGTAAAAAAGTATACAAAAATGTTACTGCAGATAGAGTTGCAAGAATATGTGCTTATGAAACTGGATTAGCGGCTTCTGTAGAGCCTCATCCTTTTATTCATGGAAATTTATCTCAATCTGGACAGACTCATTGGCAATTACTTGGGCATTTAGCTAAAAAAACAGGGTACGCTCTTAGAGTTGAGAATAAAACTCTTATCTTTAAACCTCGTCATAAGATCATTAAAGATAAATTAGAGAACGCTCCGGTGTTTTATAGATTCTACACATTTCCTAGTGGTGCCAAGGGTATGCAAACAATCCTTAGTTTTACTGCTTTAGATTCTATAGAATCACCGGCTCTTAATCATGGTGATGTAGGTCTTGAGCTTCATAACCGGCAGGGAAATAGATACGGGTTTAATTCAGGTACTGGCGTTCATAAAGACTATACTTTTGGTGGAGCCGTTAATACTACTGAAGATTGGGGCAAAGTTCATGGGTCTCGATAACACTAAACTTTCTCTAACTCATGAAGTAGTAGAAAGTACAGCTAAAGCTAAGTTAATTTCTGAAGGGTACAGCGCTGGATCTCAGTATAAATACAGAGCATCAGCAGTACTGATTGGTCATGCGCCTCTAAGGCCGTATGATCCTATTCATCTTGTAGGACTTAGAGATGGTATGTCTGGAGTTTGGGTAGTTATATCTGTGACCCATGTTTTTAATGATAGTTTGAAATACATCATGAAAGTACATGTGGGATCAAACGATAACTTGTTGTCTATTAGATACAAAAAAGCTATTAAAGATGTATCAAAGACACTAGTTACAAAGTATCCTAAAATCTTGGGGGAACAAGATAAGCTGTTTACTAGAGGACATAGGGATTCAAAAAACTATGTAGCTAAAAATATTAATACCTATGTGATACCCCATGATAACCCTCCTAAACCTTCTTGGGTTAGAGATCCTGTAAAAGAATTTATTGATGCCAATTTGCCTACCTCTTCCAGGCATGTAAACCCTTTTGAAAACCATAGGCCAAATACTAATAACTCTCAAAAACAACCTAGGTGGGATAATTCATGAGCTATAATGAATACTCATCATACTCTTTGGACCCTTTAAATAGATCAAGATTTTACGGTATTTATCAAGGAACTGTTTTAGATAATACTGACTTTGAAAATAAAAAAAGACTTACTGTAATTGTTCCGCAAGTTACTGGGTCAGACTCACTTACTTTAGTTAGACCTTCTGCGCCTTCTGGGGTACTTAATTCTATACAGATTCCAGAAGTAGGGGCATATGTTTGGGTAATGTTTGAATCAGGTGATCCTAATTATCCTGTATGGATGAGCTCTACTGGTGGAAGTTCTACTGGTGTAACTTCAGTAGATGGGTTAACTGGAGCCGTAACTTTATCAGGCACCTATTTAACTCAGACTAATGCTGCGTCTACTTATGAGCCTAAAATCACTGCTGGGACCACAGCACAGTATTGGCGTGGAGATAAGACGTGGCAAACGTTTCCTACTATTCCTACTGCTACATCTGCATTAACTAATGACTCAGGGTTTATAACGTCTTCCGCCCTATCCCCATATTTAACAACCGCGACTGCTGCCAGCACTTATGAGCCAAAGATTACTGCCGGTACTACTGCGCAGTATTTCCGCGGAGATAAATCATTAGCTACGTTTCCTACGGCACTGTCTTCATTTTCTAATGATACTAACTTTATTACTTCATCTGCTCTTACGGGGTATTTGACATCATCTACTGCGTCTACTACTTATGCCCCTATAGCTCAAACTATGTACCTTGGAACTACCTCAGTTGCTATTAACCGTACTTCTGCTTCACAGTCTTTAACTGGAATTACAAGTATTGACGGTACTGCTACAGGCATTAGCGGCTCACAAACTGCAAATACTGTTTTGGCTGCCCCCAATGGATCTAGTGGAACGGCCTCCTTTAGAGCCCTTGTCGCTGCCGATATTCCAAGTTTAGATGCTGGAAAAATTACTTCTGGGGTTATTGGAAATACAATTGCTGCAGCCCCTGCATTATTTTATACAAATTATAGTGACATCTCTGCGGGCACCGTTGCCTCTGCGGTAGCAATACCCATGTTTAATAAATCAGTCGCTCTTGCAGCAAGCACTATTTATGAAATAGATCTTTCTTGGCATATAACCTTGACCACTGGAACTACAGTTAATACCCCTCGTTTGTGGTGGAATTACTCAGGCACTGTGGATGCAACAAACCCTATTAACTGGGAAGCAAGATACACTCAAGTTTCAGGATCTACCCCATTTTCAACTGCTGAAACAGCGGGTAATACAAACCAGGTTTACCCAGTAACAGCTGTAAGATTAGGTACTACTACTTCCCCATTATCTGCTGGTCCTGGATATCTTGCATCCACATCATATGTTTCTAAAATTGTTGGAAAAGCAATTATCCGTACATCAACCGCAGGAAATTTATCCTTTAATATTCAGGCCGGCGTTACAGCAGGTAATCCAGGATATACAGCATTCAACACTAAAGCAGGCTCATTTATGCGGGTAACCCCAATGGGTACAAACTCTGGCGCAGACTTCTCTATAGGTATTTGGGCTTAATTATGATACAGGACCTAATATATAATGTTAAGATGTATAGACAGATTGGAGATAAGTCATGAAGGCGATTAGACACCCGTTTAGTTTGGGCTCTCTTGGTAAGATAAATACCACTGAAGACTCAAATAAAGTTTATACCGACCGCGTCTTGACTTTACTTTCTACTCTTTCTTTTGGAAGACCTATGTCAGCTAATTATGGCGTTGATATGACTAGAGCTTTATATGAAAATGGTAATGAATTTGAACGAGCAGTTACTGAGGCAATAACTAGAGCCTTAAGCACATACCTTCCTGTATTAAGGATTCAAAGAATAAGATTTACCCAACCTAATTCGTCAGGAGAAGCTTCTGTCGATATACAATTAGATTACCCTGACGGTACAGCTGGTACATTTACTATAGGGGCAAATGAATTTCTAAATGATGGAACTATAGCAGGAGATATATATTAATGGCTTCGCAAGCAGACTACACTTCACGTGATTTTGACGCGTTACAACAAGACTTAGTAAAAGTAGTACAGGAAAGAGTTCCTGAATGGGTCCCTGATAGTTCTTCTGATTTTACTTTAGCTCTTATAGATGCATTTGCTCATCTTGGGGATAACATGTCCTACTACATTGACAGAGCCCTAAATGAGTCCCAAATTTCTACAGCTACTCAAAAAAATACACTACTTAACTTTGCAACCCTTGTTGGTTATGAAGTTTCCGGCCCTCAACCAGCGTACTTAACCCTAACTGTAACTAATAACTCTGACAGTAATATTGATCTCCCCGCAGGTACACAGGTAAGTGTGCCTATCTACTCAGGTGATTTTACTACCGCATATTTTGAAACTACTAAGGCAATAACCGCTTTAGCCCCTGATGCAAGCACTACTGTTCTTGCTGTTGAAGGTGAAACAAAATCTGGTGGACTAGATGGCAACTCGTACCTTGTTCCGTTAAAAATTGGAGATGCTGCAGAGTATGCGTATGAAGAATATAAACTTCCAGAAGCTGGCGTAATTAATGATTCTGTTCGAATCTTTGTTGGTCAAGGCTCTTCGTTAGAAGAATGGAAAAAAGTATCAAATCTATATGAATACGGGCCTGAAGATCGTGTGTATTCCACAAAATTAGATGAAAATGGATACATACATATCTTATTTGGAGATGACGTAAGCGGGGCTGTTCCTACAGCTATTGTGTCTACAATATATAAAGTAGGCGTAGGATCTGCCGGAAATATTACTGCTGCAAAGATCTCTGTAGACCCATACCCAACATATATTCCTGGAACTTCTCAGGCTGCTTTGCAAACATATGGAGTAATTGTATCAAACACTACAGACGCTTTTGGTGGTAATGACGGTGACAACTTAGCATCTTTAAGA